CAACTAGCACCCATCAGGTTATCCATTATGGCACCCGGGGCAGATGATGCCTTTACTTCTTTGAGCGAAGTTGACTGACAAAGCGTTATTTGAGTACTTGATCTATAGTTGTACTCGAATTACTGATCACTAGGAACCTGTGTAACCTTTCACGCTTAATTGCGGATAAAACATTCACACGATCATACCCCCCACACACGAGACGTGTTTTAAACTTTCATCCAAGTATAGCATGTTGTCGGAACGGGGTATGGGGCTTCCCTGATCGCGGTCGATCTTACTAATCAAGGGGGAGAAAAATTCTAGATTTTTGGGTGATATAGGCGCGTCTTGACCGAAAGGCGTGACCCGAATTTTATACGGTGCAGATACTTATATTGAGAGGCAGATCGAGCCTTGCAGACAAAAAGTAACCGATTTACGGTTGTTTAACGACAACTTAGAACTGCGCGTGGATTCGCGCCCACTTGACTACGAGTCTCGTAGAACCAAGTGGCAAGGGGCAGCTTCCTTAGCAAAAAGGAACAAAGAACTTGAAATTGCACTAGCCGAGGCTAGGGCCCGTCCCAGCCTTTGCACCGATCCTATCTATACGTTAGGAGATATTAAGAAGAATCTACAGCGATGCTCCTCTTTGCAGGGGCTCGCTAATTTGATTGACTCTTGGTTTCTCACTAATTGCGATTTTTGCCGCACGTATGGATATAATCGGGGCCTAGTGATCTATCTTATGCCGTTAATTTGCCAAACATCCCTTGTTTCATTGGCATTGGCCTTAGATTCCACATTTCTTTTGGGACTCATTTATGTAGTCATAGCTCCTTTTTATGAGGAGTTTGTCAAGAGATCTCGAGTCTTTGGGGTATTTAATTATGCCTTGATAGAGTTCATTTTTAATCCCGGAATACTTAGGATTATACCGTTTTGTTTTCACATTATCAGTGGTACCTTGGGCTTACGCTCAGGTGTCATTGCACACTCACTTTACAATGCGGTGTCATTATCTTATGCACTCTATTCCAACATGTCCAACCCGCCCACCGCGAGCGGGTTTTTGAATTCCGATACTTTGACAAATATCACGAACGGATTGTCTTCTACAGACAACTTTACGTTTGGGGTGTTTTTCATTGTCGCTATTCCCATCCATTATATTACGATGCATTTTTTGGCACGTGATATCGGCCCTCCGTTTTTAACGAGCTTTGTTATAGCCTTTACTTTGGACCTCTTAGATCCATCAGGAGGCATGCGTAATGAGGTTCTTATTTGCATGGCCATGCGATTTTTATCAGTCGTGTGTCGCAATGCATTTCTAACGGTGGCGCTGTTCCATGACTTCACAGAAGAATCATATCGTCTAGTTATAGACGTCTTTCTTTCTCCTATCTTGGAGGAGGTTGCCCGTGAGTTTTCTAGTTTTAATGGGTTGGGAGTGGCTATTATGGAGTTTCATTGTCAGACCGAAGCATCTTTCAGCACCGTGCTGAGATTTTGCTTCCACATGCACATATCCCGATTCACACTATTCGAGAGACTATTAATCCATACTCTCTGGAACCTTTATGGTGTGTTTTGTCACAGGGTCCTCCCTGCGTCATTTATGGGTGATGATTTTGGCAATTGTAAACGCATGCTAGGGAGAAACCCTATGGACTACACTTTTTTAGCTGACGCTCTTGGTCGCATTCAACAATATTTTTTAAAATTTGTTACCGACGAGCTGCTTAGTTATTTTAGTCCTATCCCTGGGACGACACTAGTAGGAATTGAACGAGCGGTTTTGTTCTTCCTTTCTCTGTGCCAGCAGACTGGTGTTACCGGATTAATCACTACCACGTTGCAGTACGCATCCGCTATAAGTCAGCGATCTTTGATCACTATCTTTTCTGATTTTATTAGGCGAGTACCGCAGATGACTGGTTTTAAGTCCGAGTCCTATATGGATGTTTCAAACTCCCTAGATTGGATCCTCGATTCCTCATCTAGCTTTCTTAAGTCCCCAGCCCATAAGTGGCTACGGACTGTGATCACTGGATGCTTATGTGTCCCCATGTTTCATAGCTTAAGTTTAGAGTTTAACGCAAAGCAGCTTGGTCTGTTTGAGCGTGACACCGCTAGGCTATATGGGTCAGATAAGGTCTCTTTTGTGGTTTCTGTAACCAGAGCAGTTAAAGCGTGTATCCACACTGCTGTTATGTACTCTCAAGGTAAGGTAAATCATGATATTTTCACCAGCGATTCAGTGTATTCCTCGTTCATGGCATCCGCATCGGAGCTAAGAACTAAGGAGCCGTATATACACCCTGGTGCATCTACTGGAGATTGGATTAATAACCGGGAATACAGGACTAAGTTAATTTCTGCCATAACTCTTGGTAGGGATGTCGTTCAGCAAATTAGATCACATCCTGATGTTGATTCGCAACAGCGGTCCATCGTTAACTCAGCCCTAAAAGACCTTGAGAAGATTGAAGCCAAACTTTTAGTTAAGGACAAAGCTTCTCAAAAACACCCAGCCTTCATCTTGCTTTGTGTGGGCGCTCCTGGAGTCGGTAAAACAGTGGTCATGAATCACATTCACCAAACCATGGAGCGTGTTAAAGGGCGAGCTTTTTCGCCCGATGCCGTAGCCAACCTTATGCCCGATGTCGAGTTTTATGACAACATATCCAATGGGACCTGTATCATTCACTTTGATGAAATTGGTATAGAAAAACCGCAAGGCGGTCGTCTCGATGTCAAGAATTCTTCGGTGCGCATGTTGCTTAACTACGGTGACTCCAATCCACAGGTCGTCAATAAAAGTGATGTAACCGAGAAGGGTAAAACCTACAATCTCAACGATTACGTTACTGGCTCCACCAATACCTTTAATATCAACGCACAATATGTGACGAAGATTCCAGAAGCGATTTATAGAAGAATCCACTGGATAGAGGTTAAGGTAGAGGAGTCATACCGGGCGGCTAATAGCAATGGCGTTGATGTTCAGCGCCTGAAAGCTGAGGGATTGCCCCTCACTTCTAAGTTTCTCATTCGAGAAGTTGTCTTTCCACACACGAAGGATAAATTTTCGCTTGATCCGGCGACAGGAGAACCACGTATTCGGGATGAAGGACCATGGGTCTCTCTCCCTGAGTATCTCTTGATGCTAGAAGCTAGAATTCGACAACACGATGAACGCTGTAAGATCGGCGCAGGTGTTACCATGAGATGGGACGAGCATAATTGTTCCCATGGTAGAACCAGCGATCT